GCTGCCCAAGGTAGTGCGGTCAGAAATGCTGGGTATATGCAAGAAAATGTAATGCAGGGCCAAGGCCAGACAAATATGTACTGGATGCAAGAAAACAATAGGGCAATGCAAAAAGCTATAAAAGAAATGGATGAACAGCGAAAAACCGATAACTGGAAAGTTGGTGGCGCTGGTGCCGCTGTTGCTGGCGGCTTAGGTATGGCTGCCACTGGGGTTGGTGCCCTGCCAGGACTAGCCCTATCTCTTGGAGGCGCCGCATACGCTGGTTATAATTTTATTTCAGATGAAAATATGAGAAATAAAATGTTAGGCGGTTTGGGTTTTAACAGCAGAAGGCAAAGATATGAGTCTGGCCTAGTTGAAACTGCTATGAAAAATTATAAACAAAATCTAGAATCAGAAAAAAGCATAAATTCATTTAAAAGAATGGGCGAGAAATATTACAACAGAACCGGACTTAGAAATTTAAGAGCACAAAGAACACTGGGCATTAATGATAACCAAATGTATGGCGAGGGTGGTTTTTTAGGGTCTTCTTTGGGCCAAGGCTTCACTGAAGAACAAGCACTTCAAGAAATGAACAATATTATATCTTCTGGCGGTTCAACTAGAATGGCAAGAAACCCACAAGAAGCTTTAAAGTTTATAAGAAACACAAGTCTCACTAATGCTGGCAGTGTAATGGGCCGACTCTCTGGAACATTGGGAGATTCAGCCTCTACCGAACAGGCCACCATTAAAATATTAGCCGAAGGTATGAGGCAAGGACTAAATGGTTCAGAATTTGCTGAAGAACAAAGAAAGTTTAGCCAAACCGTTGCTCAGATGGTTTTTAGATCTGGAACAGAAACAGAACAGGGTGCAGCAGATATAGCAAAAAGTTTTGGTAGCTATTTAGAAGACACTACTACTCGTGGAATTCAAGGTGCCCAAGGTGCTTATCAAATACAACAAGGCCTAAGCTCTACCAGTGGTGGAATTCGCGGTGCAATCCAAGCAGCTAGCATTATGAATAATAAAAAGCTTGGGAATATGACCTTTGACCAGCGTATGAGTTTTATGGATCTTTCAGAAGAAGACATCAATGCTGGTGGTGCAGAAGTGGAGTCCATGGCAGAAGCTTCTGAGCTTTCTTTAGAAGATTTCAAAAAAGAAGCCATAAAAGTTAAACGAAATGCTGTTGGACTTAGAAATTCAACAGATGCTTATAAAAAACAATACCAAGAAGCAGTAAAGACTGGTGATAAAAAGGCTGCAAGAAATATAATGGGAAAATATATTTCGGCTCTTTCTGCTGAAGATAAAACATTTAAAGGAAAAGGAAGATCTGAAAGAGAAGCTTTTGCAAGATCCAATTTATCTGGCGAACAAGGCGTTGTAGACACAACTTCTGTAACAAACCAATTAAAATCTGGTACTGGAAGAATGGGTGACGACACTGAAAAAGCAACAGCAAGATCTCAACAGATAGCTCTTGAAGAATTTAATAAAGTAAAAGACGATTTACAAGAGGCCGCAAAAAGTGCATCAACAATGAGCAGCGCCATGATGGAAGCATTGCTAGAAATGTCGGCGGCCATAAAAGATGAAGGTACTGAATCAGTAAAAAGATTTGGCGAAGCATTGAAATTGTATGCTAGCGAGATAGAAAAAGAACGACAAAAAGCACAAACAAGAAGTTTATATAAACAACCAACAGGTGGAAAAGGTAAGTAATGAGCAAAGCCTATACTTACAATATTCAGCAAAATTCAAAAACAGCTGATGGACAGTTTGATAGCCACCAAACTAGTGCTGGTTGTGTTCTTACTTTTCTTAGATGGGAGAATCGTGATCCTTTACGTTTTCCCCAAATAGATGCCAAAAAGACTAGAGAACCTCTTGTTGTTGAAAATGATTGTGTTCAACTAAATATTTCAGAAAGCAAGGATGGATTAAATGGATCTGTTCAGGCAACCCTTCTTTCTGGAGACATAAACTATAGAACAGCGGTAGCTCCTGGAGATTTTCTTTTTGTAAACATGTTAAACTGGACTGAATCTGACGATAACAAAGTTATTACAGCAAAACAAATAGCTGCCAGAGCAAGAAATTTACAACCAATTAACAGATTTAATGATGGATTTAAAGGGCTATATAAAATTCAAAATGTTAGAAAAGGATTAAGAATAAACCCTGATGGAACTAAACAGTTAGTTTATTTTGTTAATGCTTTTTCTTTTACAGAATTTAACAATAAAATGTATTTCAATCCTTTTCTTTTAACAGCTGGTGATGCATCTAATGATCTGCTTTTTGTTAGTCGTATATCAGATCAATGGCAAAAAATAGTAAGCAACAAATCTGAAAAAAATATTCAAAACATTATAAAACTTTTTATTACAGCATTTTTGGGAGAGGGACTTTCAGATGAAGGAAGAAAAACCAAAGGCGTTTTAAAGTCGCCAAATGATCTTTTCTTTATGCCTCAAGAAGTGGGCAAATTGTTAGGATTGCCATCGGTAAAAAAAGCAGCAGATGTTTATAATTATTTAATGGGAATTCAAAAATACTCAAATACTTCTGGTGGTTCAACCCCATCTAGAGGTCTTAATCCTACAATAGGCAAAACTACAGGTAGATTTTTTGAAACCCCATCGCAAATAGATGGAATATCCATTATTAAGCCTGAATATTGGAATCAAAAACAAGCATATTCTATTATAAGAGAATATTTAAATAGTGTTTTAAATGAAAGTTATACAACTCACAGAGTAGACCCTAATGGTAAAGTTATGCCTACTATGGTTTTTAGACAAAAACCTTTTACAACAGAACACTATAAAGGGCCTTTATCTGAAAAATCCACTAAATTTTTTAATCTTCCTAGGTGGAAAATAGACCCATCAATGTTGCTTGGCGATTTAAATCTTGGCGCTGAAGAGGCAGCCAGAATAAATTTTGTCCAAATATTTGGTAGATCAATTGTGATTAATGTTGAGGGCAACATTTCAGACCAAATTGCCAAAGGCAATTATGTTTTTGATCAACAAGATATACAAAGAAATGGTTTAAAGCCTTTTATAGCCACTTCTAATTTTGATTTTCCCGATGATAGAGATCCAAAAGGTACAAAAGCACCACAATGGACTAAGCTTATTGGAGACATGTTAATAGGTGGACATTTAAAAGAAAATGGAACCATACCTTGTGTTGGTATTCAAGAACCAATACCAGTTGGTGATAATTTAGAGCTTGATGGAATAGTCTATCACATCGAGTCGGTTTCTCACAGTTATGTTGTAGACGCTGAAGGGTATAAAAGCTTTAGAACAAACATTAGTGTATCAAATGGCGTAGATTTAAGAAGCAACTCTGCTGCGCCCTTTTACCCCGAAATGGAACATACCGATGCTTTTACTCAAAAGCTAGAAGACTACGTTAGAGAAAATTTACTTCCAGGCTTTTCTGATACTCAAAATATTCCAGGACGCGTAGAAGGTGAAGAACTAAAAGAGACTGGTCAAAAAAGCTTTGACCCATTAAATAGGAAAAAGAGATAATGGAATTACCAGGCGGCTCAATATTAAATTCGGCACTTTTAACTGAAGAAGAGCAAAGCGATCTTGCTGCTCACAACTCTACTTATAAAAATTTAAGCCTAAAGGCCGGAATTGTAACTAAAGTTTATGAAGCTGATGATGAAAGTAATGTCTCTAAACTTGGCCCAGAATATGATGTTTTAGTTATTGAACAAGATGAAGATAGAAGTATATCTGCTATACAATATAAAAACTGTATGATGGCAGAGTCTTTTGGAAATATTGCTGATTTTTTTGAGTTTAAACTTCGAGCACAAACAAAAGAAGAGGGCGATGGTGGCAGAAACCCTGCTAAACAAAACGGATCTCTTGTTTTAATGCTTTGTTTAGACGGTGCTTCTGAGAAAGGTATAATCCTTAAAGCCCTAAAGCATCCATCTAGAAAAGAAACCCTTACTAAAGATAAGGGCCTTCATATGCATGGAGAATATAACGGTTTTAATATAGAGGTCGATAAAGAAGGTGCTTTTAAAATGACATTTAAAGGACCAAGAGATAATGATGGCAAATACTCCAAAGAAGGAGAAAAGGCAGGTTCTTTCTTTTCTATAGACAAAGAAGGAAATATGGAGTTTAACTCTGGCAATAAAGAACCGGATTTTATAAAAATAGATAAGGTTAACAAAAATATTGAAACTCGTGCTGAAAAAGACACTACAATTTCTACTAAAGAAAATCTAATAATGAAAACAGATAAAAAATCGGTGTCAATAGATTCTGGTAAGGATTTTTCTGTAGTTGCTGCTGGCAAGGCCAATATGAAAAGTGATAGTGTATTTGATATTGAAGCTGGTGGTGCAATGAGTATAAAGGCAGCATCATTAAAAATGACAATAGACGGATCAGTACAGGTTCAGGGCTCGCAAATAACCCTTCAAGGTATGACATTTTTAGGAAGCGCAGGGGGTACGCCTGCTGTTGTTTTAACAACAAAAACTCTTGCAATTGGCAATTTAGGGGCACCAAGTGTTGGTATGATGATTGGGCCGTTTTCTTCAAATGTTTTTATTGCAACTTAGACAGGTTGCCTGTCCTAATCTTATATTTATGTCTAAGAAAAAAACATTTGAAGAAGTAAAAAAATATATAGAAAATGAAGACTATATACTTCTTTCTAAAAATTATAAAAATCAACTACAAAAACTCGAAATGATTTGCAATAAAGGGCATAAATGTAGTATAGCTTTTAAATATTTTTCTAGAAAAGGAAGAGGAGTACGGTGTAATATTTGCAATCCCAACAGAAAGAAAACATTAGAAGAAATTAAAAAAGAAATACAAAATAGAGGATATGTACTTTTATCAGAATATTTAGGAACTTTTGAAAAAATTAAAATAAAATGCAAAAATGGACATATATCGGAAACAACCTGGAATCAGATTAATTTTCAAGGAAAGATGTGTACAAAATGTTTAAAAAATCCTAAATTTGCAAAAGATAAAATAATTATAAAAAAATATAAATCTTCTGATAGAGGAATATATGCTAGATATAAACACGATTGTAATAGAAGAGGAAGGCTTAAAAGAAATATAACTATGAGCTTGAATTTTGAAGAGTTTTCTAGTCTTATAAATTCTAATTGTTATTTTTGTGGAGAAGAAAATTGTAGGGGAGTTGATAGAATAGATAGCAGCAAAGGATATACTTTAACAAATTCAAGACCGTGTTGCTCTAGATGTAATGAAATGAAAAATAACTATTCTGATTTAGAATTTTTAAGCCATTTAAAGAAAATTATTAAAAAAATGAATATATTGTGAATTACTACAAAAGATACATGGTTGTTATGGAAGATGGACCAATAAAAATACAAGGTAAATATCATTGGAACAAAAGTGAAGCAATAGAAATAAAAAAAAATTTAGAAAACAAATTAATGGAAGATATGGAAAACACAACAAACCCAATAAAACAAGCAACATACGAAATTCAGCTTAGATCATTAGAAATAGAAGAAGTGGTGTTCCATTGAATTGGCAATCGGTTAGAAGGCTTTTAAAATTCTTTGATAAAGAAGACGCCGAAGAACAGGGTGGTTCTGACTTTATTGAACATTCTGTTAACACTAATGTAGAGATACACAATAAAAATAAAACTCCAATTGCTGCAAGTAGAAGATACAATAAATATAATAAAAAAGAAACATTACATGCAAGAAGAAGTAAGGGAAATAATAAAAAAAGTGAGTGGGCAGACGAGGCTTATGGATACAATTCCCTTGCCAATAGGTACAATATAACACCAGAGGATTACGGTTCAGACGACTGATAATATATTATTATGGCACTAAGCAAAGATGAAAGAATATCTATATCAGAAAAAATAGTTAGCATACCAATAGAAAATGCTAATTCTGACAATACTATAAAACAGTTACAAGTTGCTCTAACAGATGCACAAGCAAAAGACACTTCTAATAAGGGGCTTATAGATAGAGTTACACCATTTGTAAATGGCTATCAAAATGAAAAAGAACAAATAGATGGCAATGTTCTGGTTGAAATGACCGAACAAAATATTATAGATGCTGCTAATAAAAAATTAAGAAACTTTTTCTTTCCTAACGATAGTACTATTGCTTTACCAAGTATACCTGATGGTATCTGGAAAAACTTTCAATCTTTTAGTGGTACAATTGCAATTGGTAAAAAGTATACTGAAGATTACGATTCTATAGATAATGAACAGTCAGCTTTGTCGGATATACTTGACTTTATAAATACAGCAGAAACTTTTACTGACGTTACTAGGGTTACTGGAGAATTTTGTGAAGATACTTCTGTACCTCCAAATCCTCCTTCTGAAGAAGTAGTAAATGATCCAGTAATACAACAATTGCTTATTGATTTAAAAGCAAGAGTAGATGCTTTACAGACTATACTTGCTTTAGAAAAAGCAGCAATTATACAAAACGATCCAGATGCTACAAGGCAGGCTCAAAATGATGATGCTGAAAATGATATAGATAATAATATTTCCCCTGCATTGATTACGTGGAAAGCTTATCAAGACTTTGACCCTCAAGGTGGAAACGTTTGTGCTGTATTTGACAGTACTGATATAAATACCCTCGCTGACACGAAATTAAAACCAACAATGCTTAATGCTTTAAAATTAGCAATACAAACCAGACAGACATTTTTAACAACAAGACTTTCTCAACTCACAACAAACCTTGGTGGAATAAGTCAGTCAGCTAATGGAGATATCAGTTCTACTACAGGACTATATGGACAAAGATATAGACTTATTGAATTGAGACTCAATCTAATGAACGGCTCTTTGAATTTGGCAATAGGATTGGCAAAGGCAATAGATGCCCAAGGTCAAGTTAAAAAAAGCAACGAAAATGCATCAGAGGCGTATTCTAGTGTTGTTACTGTTTCTTCTATATCTTCTAAAACCAATGGAACAGAATACGTTTCTGTTAAAAAAGGCTCACTTTTTTCTGTTAAAGATGTTGTTTATATTTGTGCAAAAGGTAAACCGGAAATACAAACAAGCATAGTAGAAATTGACGGTAATAGACTAAAACTTGCTAAAAAAATAACTCAAGGATATTCTATAGAAAATTTAGGAAGGGTATATAAAGACCTAACTTAGTTAGGTGCCCCACATATAGCCCAATGAGTTTGTGGGGCTCTTTTGATAAATTTTTTTAAACATTTAAGTCCTGTATTTTCTAAACAACGATCATTTTCTTTTACAAATTTTAATTGAGCATCGTCATGGCTGTTCCATGGCTCTTCTGATTGGTTTTCAATAATTGTTTCAGGACATTCGCCTTCTTGCTCTATTTTTTGATTAAAAAGCTGAAGGGTATTGCCTACACTTTCATTTGCTTGTCTAAATTTATTTTTAGAAAAAAGTTCTTCTATGTAGTAATCCCAGTGATTTTTTAAACAATGATCACTAAGCGTATAAGGGTGCATCAGACTTGCGGGACAATTATCGTCTAAATAACCCTTATCTTCAAAGAAACCTATCCAAAAAAGAAATTTCTCAATTTTATATTCAATAGATCCATCGTCCCATTTAGTAGAAGTGTGCCCTCTAAATAGAGTGCAGTGACCTAACTCGTGAAATACAAGAGCTTTTTTTCTTATTTCTGAAAGGCCTTTCCAGTATTTAGTATCTATTGTTACTTTTCTAATAACAAACTCACACAAACCAACAGTGTCACTTTTATCTTTAGGATTATTGTAACCCAAAGTGCCAAAAATTGTATGATTTTTTATTGTAAGGTATTTATCTTTAGAAAGCTTTAAAAACTCATCTATATAAGGTTTCAATTCTTTGTCTGCATAATAAGTTTTGTTAATTTTTTCCATGCTAGGAGTTACATTTATAGTAGCACAGTTGACCAGCATGGTTATCGACAATATAAATATTTTAATAAATCTTGACATATACTATAATATCAAGAAAGTATATAAGATACCTTTATGGTATTGGTGGGTGATGGATTAATTATATCTAAACTGGTAATTTCTAGTTTAGATAAAAAAGAGGCCGATAATGTTTTGGCCCCTGCCAATAATCTCTTAACATCTACTGCACCAAGGCCATTAATGTCAATTTGAAAGTCAAATTCACTTTCAATATATATAATTTTATTAGAGGCAACCCCTGTAAAAATATTATAGGTTGCACTTGCAGCAAGTTCAATAGTCTCTTTTTTAATATCCCCTGAATCAGCACCATTTACTCCTTGGCATACTTCGACTTTATCACAGTCAGTGTTGGTAAACTTGAGATTTAGAGTTAGGTTAACTTTGGACATTCAAACTCCTATTTTTCCTAAAATTTAAAGATTAATATTTGATACACGCAGAAATCTTTAATAAATATATAGGAGTAATATTTGTCTTTTTTTGATGATGTTTTAGCAGAGGGTAAAAAAGCCCTGTCCTCACTAAAGGACAAATCAACTGTTTTTCCAAACGATGGTACAGGTAAGCCGTCTGTGCCATGGTCTAGGCTGAATCAGGGAGAAGTTTTCTTCAAAGCCCCTGAAATTAAAGGAGAAAATTGGAATAGATTTTTTCCATACAGACTTATGGTTATTGATATAAATACTAATAAGCCCATAAGTTCTGGTGGTGGGGTACCAAAAGAAATTCAATCACAAGAAGTTGAAGGTAGAACCACAATAACTGTACAGCCAATGGGAAATCAATGGGTTTATACTTTTCCAATTTCTCCATCAAAATTAAGTATTTCGACACCTTTTGCTATTAGAACAACTGCCACCTCTCAAGGTATTTTGGAAGAACATAATGGTGTAAAATTTAAAATGATATCTATTGCAGGTACCACAGGTGTCTGGCCAAATAGGCCTAACATTACAGCTCCTGCAAAGTCTGCCACTATAGCTCAGACTCTTTTAAGTAATACTTTCAGAAATTTAAGTAGAATTGCAGATTCTGTAAATAGAATCAGAAATATTGCTGGTGGAGATCACCCAGCAAATAGTCCTAACTCTCCAAAACCTCAAGGTGCCCTATTAGAGCAAACAGGATATTATCAAGCTGAACTACTTGAGAAGTTCCTAGAACAGTATGCTATTGCCAAAAAGGATCCCAAAAACAAGCACTGGAGATTGGTCTTGGATATGCCTAAAAAGAACGAGGCATACGTTGTCACTCCAATTGTGGCCCTTTTTGATAAAAACAAAGAAAGGCCAACTGAAAATTTTTATACATTACAATTAAAGGCTTGGAAAAGGGTAAACCTCAAACAAAAAGTAGAGTTTGTTGACCCCAAACCAGTGCAAATTACGGCAAATACCCTTCAAAGAATTTATCAGTCTATAAATCAGGCTAGAATTTTGGTTGGAAACTCATTAGACCTTATTAAAGCTGTACGTTCAGATTTTCAAAGACCATTAAATGCTCTTAGACAGGCCGCTTTGTTTGTAAAAGATTCTGTAGGCCTAGCTGTTAGCGCCGCAGATTTGCCAAGACAAATTGTGGATGATTTTAGCTCTTCAATAAAAGGTTCACTCAGTATTCTTGAAGACGCTGTAGAAGATTTAGAAAATCTACTTCCATCTGGTGGTTTTTCGGCCCTTAGACAAAGTAGACAAAATAATGAAGGCCTATCAGAAAATCAAGTAAAATCAGGAGCTTTGGGACAAGAAAGAATCAATTACAACGATAGTGATCCTGCAAATAATATATTTAAAGATCCTGAGCGTTATCATGAATTTTTTGAATCACTAGATACTGGCCTTATGAATCTAGACCAAGATCAGCAAGATATTATAGATAATGAAATTGATACAGTAAGAGCCTTTACTGTAGATGATTTTAGGCAAATAAAAGAAACAATCAAAGATTTGGCTCAAGGTATCTCAAACCGTTATGGTGCAGTGCCTCAAGAATATGCTGACCTTTATGATCTTCCCACTCCCAGAGAAAGAGTTGGTGAAATGACCATTGAAGAAAACGAAATTCTTGAAGCTCTTTATGAGGTCATTCAAGGACTTGATTATCTTACTGCTAATAAGTTTCTTAATAAACAGCAAACTCAGAGTCCCCTAGAATATGTAGGCGGATTAGCAGATGAATCTGGAATAGCCTTTGAGTTGTCTAACAGCAAATATCTGGTTCCAGTCCCATTCAATAAAACTATTGAAGAAATATCCAAAAGATATTTAGGAGACCCCAATAGATGGATAGAGATTGCTACTCTTAATAATCTCAAAAGTCCATATATAGATGAACAAGGTTTTTCTAGAGATTTGTTATCAAATGGAGATGGCAGACAGTTTAATATAGAATCTAATGATGAGCTATATGTTGGGCAAAAAATTACACTTTCTAGTAATACAGTGTCTAAGTTCATGAGAAAAATACAAAATATAGAAAAAATTGACGATACTAACTATTTAATAACAGTGGATGGTTTGGATAATTTGTCTGTATTAAAAATTGCCCAAGGCGCTAAAATGACAGCATTTTTGCCAGGTACAGTTAATTCTCAAAATATGATATACATACCTAGCGAGTTGCCTTCAAATGAAAGTGGCCAAGAAGAGACTTTTTCTATTCCATACTTAGAGGAAGATGAGCTTACTGGTTTGTCTAAAATTGATTGGTTGCTTACAGAAACTGGAGATTTGGCATTAGATGCTACTGGTGACTTCAGGCTAGCAAATGGACTTAACAATATAATTCAAGCAATTAGGCAAAAAATAGTAACCAAAAAAGGTGCCTTGTTTGCTCACCCAAATTATGGCCTAGGAATTCAGCCTGGAATTTCTCATGCAGATATCCTTGCTGGTGATATATTTGATGATTTAAGAGATATGATACAACAAGATCCTAGATTTTCAGCAGTAGAGAGGTTGGTTTTAGAGATAGATGGGCCAAAATTGGCAATAAAAGTGGACATATCTTTATCTGGTAATAGAGGTTTATTGCCAATAAGTTTTGATGTTCCGGTATAAAAGGATTATTAAGAAATCTTTATTAATATAATGATAAGGAATTAAATTTAATGGCTAAGTCACCAGAAGTAAGATCATTTGAACAAATACTATCAGAGGCTCTATCTACCTATGAATCTAAGCATGGGGCGAATGACAACAACATAGGAAGTGCCAAGCTTTCTTTCCTAGAATCTGCTGCACAGCTTGTATACAGAACTACTGGTGATACTTTCCAAATCCTCAGAGATCGCTCTGTAGATAGAGCAAAAGGCGAAGCCCTAAAAGATATAGCCAGAGAAGAGAATGTACCTTTATTGGCAGCAACCCCAGCGACTGGGCCTGTAAAAATTATAGATACATCTTTTGAAAAAATTGCAACAAAAATCTATGCTGGTTCTATTTCTCAAAATTTACCTAATATTGGTAAACTTTTTATTGAAGTATCTGATGCTTCCCCTTTTCCTGCTACTGGTTCACTTTATATTGGCCGAGGGTTAAATACTGTAGAAGGGCCTATAGCCTATACCTCTGTTGTACAAATAGGTGGATATTGGAGAATAAACCTTGCTTCTCCCCTGACAAAATACCACAATATATCTGAATCGGTTATTTTGGCCCAAGGCGGTACAAGAACAGTGTCAGCAGGTACTGTGATTTCTGCTCCAGCAGTAGGTGCATCTGAAGATATCCTATTTTCTCTTACAGAAAATGTGACTCTTTTAGACGGTGAAAATGAAATTAAAAATGTAAAAGTTGTTTCTCAAAAAACTGGTGCAAAAAATAACGTACCCAAAGGTGCAATTACTACTTTTCCTTCTGAGCCTTTTTCTGGTGCTTCTGTAATAAATGAAGTAAGATTTGATACTGCAAGAAACACTGAAAGAGACGAAGAACTAAGAGAAAGAATTAAAAGAGCCAGACTTTCTAAAGGTCTAGGTACGCCTCTAGCGATTAAAAATGCCACTCGTGGAGCAAAAGCTCCAGATGAAGCTGCAACAGTTACTTCTAACGAGATGGTCACTGGTGACGTTGATAGAACTGTTCTTTATATTGACAACGGAGAAGCATACGAAGAAAAAAGCCAAGGTGTAGGGCTCGAAAGAATTGTGGATTCTGCCCTAGGCGGAGAATATACTTTTCAGTTGTCTACTGGTGGAAGACAAACTCAACTTGCAAAGGCTTTTATTGAGACTAGTTTAAGTTCTCCATTTGCCATTTCTGCTGGTGACGTTTTAGCAGTTCTTATTGGTGGGACAGCTTACGAGCATACTTTTGTTTCAGGCGATTTTGTTTCTGATGGCGCTGCTACAGCTTTTGAAGTTGTTGCTTCTATAAATAACAATTCTTCTCTTGCTTTTGAGGCTACTACTTCTGAAAATGGAGAAAAAGTTGTATTGTCTGCAAAAGAAGAAGACAATGAATATATTCAAATAACCAGCCCATCAAACATTATTGCCGATGACGCTGGTTCTATAATGGGGTTTCCAATAAATGAAATCGAAACCCTTAGATTATATAAAGATAACAAGCCACTAAACAAAAATGGAAGATCGGCTGTTATTAGAACTGAAAACCAAATTGATTGGTCTAATGCTATTGCCAGCGGTGATACATTAAAAATTGCCATTGATGGTACCCCTCAGATTACTTATACTTTTACAGATGCAGACTTTATTGCTGAAGGAAGTCATACCACTGTTTCTTCTACTAACATCATTACTTCTTGGGTAAATGTTATCAATTCTAAAGTTACAGGTATTACAGCAGAAGTGGATGGAACACAAATAAAAATTACAAGTAATCTTGGGACTAAAAACAGAGCTTCAATTGTTATTGATCCAACATCTACTCTTGTAACGAAAGGCATGTTTACTACAAACCAAGGCCTAAATGCTTCTGGTTTAGAAGCAGATTTTCAAGTATCTAGAAATACCGCTCAGGTAAAGCTTTTTACTCCCCTTGTAAAGGGCCAAAAACTTACAGCTGGTTCTGATTTTACCAATGGTAATGTAGAAAGCAGTCCAATTCTAGGTGGTACTCTTTCTTTTCCTGGAGATGCTAATATCTGGGTTGTTATGGATGATCCAACTTCTCAGGTTATCAATACAGGTTTAATAGCTGGAACACTGCTTGATGTTAGTAAACAACCAAATAATACAATTAGGTTATTTTCAAACACTTCAAACGTATTTACTAATGTACAAGTTGGTGACTATGCTGTAATTTGGTCCGAAGAATTATCCGTTACAAATCGCGGAGAATTTGTTGTTACAGCTAAAACTAATGATTACTTAGAGTTTAGAGTTACAGCTTTAGAATATGCTCTTGCAACCGTAGAATCTCTTGTTAGTTATAGTGAAGGTATTGTAATTTTACGTTCAGAAAAAGTGCCACAAAAATTCACAGTAACTTCTGGTGTTAAAAATATAAACACTGTTGCTGAAGAAATTGCTAGTCAATTTACTATGGGCAGCGTTCTTGTTGATAACGATGAAATTCTTATTTTTGTTACAAATACTAAAACAGAAAATGGCGGAGTTCATATTGTAACCTTTGACTCTGATGGAAAGAACTTAAACTTTGAAGAAAATGTTAGCGATTTTTCTAGACAATCTCAAATAGCTAGTTATGATTCTCAAAATAGAGAAGGTACTTTTCCATTGTTTATTCATGGAAAAGTTGACTCTGAAAACAACGCTTATCCACCAGCCGCTTATATTGAAACCATTAATATAGATACTGACATAACCTCTCAAGACCCTAACAATTTATTTTCTATATTAAGCCCATATAGTACAATAAATGATGTTCTTGGAGAAGACGAAACTGCTCAAATAAAAACACAAAGCTCTACTACTCTTAATTTTACCAAAAATCCTTTAATTAAGCGTTTAAGAGATGAAGATAGATATGCCATTTTAAGCCCATTGAACTTTGGCCATAACGATGAGATTGTTGCTGTTTTAGACGAAGATGCTTCAAATAAGTCTTTTAAATTGCCAATGTCAAGAACCGCAACAACCAACACTACTTTTCCATTGAGTGCAAATACATTTAATGTATACGACACTGATAATGGCCCAACCGCTTCCATTGAAGATAGTTTTGGCTCTTTGTATGATTTTTCTAATTACAAAGTTTTAATGCAAGCCAAAAACTACCTAGATCCTGATGGTGATGAAAACTCTATATTGTTTAAATCAAATGTATGGGGCAAAGGCGGAGAAAAATACAAAGTAGGCTACACTTATCCTACAGCAGCCAATGCAGACGTATTAAGCACAGTTACTGTTAGAGATGAAGTAGATATTAAAATTTCTCTCAAGTCTGGCAATTCAATTACAACTGCTATAGATGGAACAACTGAATGGAACGTTTCTATTACACCAAATACTCCTGTTGCTGGAGTCGATCAGGTAACCTATACCCATAGTGGTACAGGTACGGCCCCTGGATTAGGCTCTTTAGCTGGTGGAGAATATGTAAACATCAGATCTAATTCTGGTTTTAATCCCAATAATATTGGTGTTTTTAAAGTTTCAGATGAAATTGGTTTCTTGCCAACAGCAACGTCTTTTACGGTAACAAGACCAAACGGTGCTGCTGTTGCTGAAAACGATATTCCTACTCTTGTTGCAGCTTCTATGAGCTTTTATCAATCTGACGTAACAACTGCTTTAGAAATCAAAGATTATATTGACGCAAATCTTTCGGATTATATCACAGCTACTTTGCTTGATGATAATGGAAATAGCGGAACTGGAACCATAACTAAAAGCACTTATGAAGAAACAAACTTTACAAACTCAGAAGTTTATCTTTTAGACGGTGTTAACTGGATTTTATCTAATGATCTTTCCTCTTCTCCACAGTTTACTTTTAAGAAAAATCTTCAACTAGTTAGCGGTGGTGGATACAATTTCAATGATGGTGAAGTTTTAAAACTTGTACCTACAACTTTTTCTCAACTTGCAGAATTTTTAAACACACTATCTGTTACTGGCTATTCTACTCTAGGAAGCATTTCTTTAACAAACAGAGATAATGCTCTTGAGTTGGGCACTCAAATTTTAGGCTCATCAGGTGCTGTTCAAATTATTGGTGGATCAGGAAATAAAGTTACCACACCTGTAATAAATCAATCAATAGAAATTGACAATAGTTATATGAAAACAAGTGTTGGTTCAGCTGCTGTAGCTGGCATAAACTCTGATAGTTGGGTTAAGCTTGAAGCATCAGATAGTCAAAATAAAATTACAAACTTTTCAAACGTAAATAGAGTAACAATTAGACCAAACGTTCCTACAACAAACAAAACAACTCTAGAAATTACAAATTCTCAGGACGACGAGAGACATTTTGGCGTACCAAGAAGATTCGTCAGAGAAAGAGGAAGAACTTTTAAAGTAGAATTTCAAGGAAATCTAGTTTGTATCAGCCATGATGGAATAGGCACGAGCCCTTTCTTTACTAAAGAAGTAGAGTTGAATGACACTGCTGGTGGGACTATTTCTGTAAAAAGAGAAACCAACAGTTCTTTGGCTACTTACGTTTTAGAAAGTGGAAATGGTACCTTTAAAGCTTTAGAAAACGGAGATACATTAACTGTCACTGGGCTTGCTAATTCCGAAAATAATGGCACTTTTAAGGTTATATTTTCTTCTAGCAATGGCAAAACTGTTACCGTAAGAAATCCAAATGCTATTAATAGTTTGCCAAATGTTACTATTACAATAACAAATAATGTAAATATTGGATTGGATACTTTTAACGTTAATGGTACAAATTTAGTTGAAGGTACAGATTTTAATGCTGGAGCTACAGATGAAATTACGGCCCAAAATTTAGCTGCTGCTATAGCAGTTATTGTTGGAGTTACTGCTGTTGCTGATGGAAATGTAATTACTGTTACTTCTGATGATCAGGGTGTTAATATTCCAATTTCCTATACAGATAGTGGTAGTGGCATAGCTGCTACTGTAAGTGATTCTCAATTAACTGGAGAAACTTTTGTTGATGCTAATCTTACAGGCAACGCAAAAGTAAGAGAAGGTGACACAGTAGTTGTTGGATCCCCATTTAGCATTTTAAACCAAGGAAGACATCGCGTTATTAGGACATACGGCGATTCTTTTTATATAGAAAATTCAAAAGCTGTAGAAGAAATTGTAACAATTGCTGACAATTTAATTTCTTTCGGCGGCAATGGTACAACTGAGTATGATGTTGTAAATTCCAACGGACACATGAGAATCCAGTGGAATGGAAATGGAACAGAGCCAGATTTTGGAACATTGTCAATGGGCGATATCTTGTATATTGGTACAGATTTTAACGCAGCTAACCAAGGTGATTTTTCTATTTTAAAATCAAGATCTGCTCAGGCTCAAATTACTAGAATAACAACTGTAGCTGCCACTGAAATGACTACTGGTGATTATTTCCTTATGAATGCTGCTGGTGATGCCCCAGAATATTATTTTTGGTATAATATAAATGGCAATGGCGGTGATCCTGCTATTGTTGGAAAAACTGGAGTTGAAATTGCTTTAACAGCGGTTGACTCAGCAGAAGACGTTGCAACAAAAACAAACAATGCTGTAGATGCCCTTGTAACCTTTATTTCGGGTGTTCAATCTAATATTGTTACAGCCACGACAGTAGGTAAAAACTTTACCACAGCAGCTTCAGATGGTAATATTGGTGGAAACTTTCAAATCGAAACCCTTAGACTGGGCAATGTAACTTATATTGATTTAATGAATCCAGGTTTTGCAACAGAGTCAGCAATTACTATTTCTGATATTTTTGAGGCCCATTCACCTGCTATGAAGTTTTATGAATATGAGGCTACTGTTGCTAACGATATCCTAAATATATCTTCGGATTATTTTGGAGAATTAAACATTGGCACTTGGACAATAGAAAAAGTCGTTGACAGAAATACTGTTGTTTTAACAGGCAACATGGTTACTTTAGAGGAAACGCCTATACTTGACAATGAAGAGGCTATTTTTGTAGAAGAAGGGGTTAAGTATACTGGATATAAATACATCCACACAATGGGTATAGATCCAGGAAATGATTCTTTAATGAATTTAATTTTTAATTCTCAAGATCAAGTTGAAAAAATTAATAATGTTGGGGTTGTTTTTATTAATACTATAAACAAATTAAACTTTATCACTTCCATAAAAAATGGTCTTGATAGTTACAGATATGACACTGGTCTCCTTGCTGAAACAAATAGAATTGTATACGGCGATCCTAGAGATAACATAACTTATCCTGGAGTTTCTGCTGCTGGTGCTGAGATTTTTATCAAACCCCCTCTTGTTAAAAAGATACAAGTTTCAGTGGATATCAGAGTTAAGACTGGTATTCCATTTAGTTCTATAGCTGAACAGGCCAGAAATGCAATATCTGCTCTTGTTAACTCTAATGATATTGGTCAACCTATAGCTATTTCTGATATAGTCGGAGTAGTAAGGACCATTCCTGGAGTTCTTTCTGTTGCAATAAGCAGTCCACAATATGATGCTAACAATGATGTGATTTCTGTTCAGCCTTCAGAGAAAACTTTAATATTAGATGATACTAATGACATTATAGTTTCGGAAATAGATTAATGGCTACTAGGCAAGAAGAAATAAATAACGAATATAAAAGGCTCAGGAAATATTTAAACCCTTCTATAAAGGGTCCTGAAGTTGATGCTATTCTATATGCTCTTGCTACTATGAGTCGAGGTCTTGTACATAACGTAGAAGCTGTTCATGATCAACTTTATATTGTTTCTGCTGTTGGAAAATATCTAGATCAACGCCTTGCGGATTATGGAATTATTCGCCCAGCATCGGTTGGTCTTTCAGATGAAATTTTCAAAGAAATTGGAATTGAAATAATAAACAGAAAACAAGTAAGAGATCTTATACATTTGTTACTAAGAACAATGTATGGAGAAGAGTTTACTAATGCTTCTATTCAAGCCAACACCTTTGAACCTTATGCACTTCAAGACGGTGATGATCTTATACTTTCTGTTGACGATGGTGACCCTATTATTATTAAATTTACTTCTGATCAATTTTCTAATATAGGCGCAGCAACAGCCCAAGAAGTAGCCGATGCTATAACTAAGGGAATAAGAAAACTTGACTTAACAGGAAGTGGAGTTGCCAAAGACGATGGGCTTGGTGGCTATGTTACTTTATTCTCAGACACTTCTGGGCCAAGCTCTACTATTAAAGTTTTAGGTGGTAGATCACAAAATGAATTTAAGTTTGATGCTATTAGACCAACAAGTGGAGACGCCTCTACTCAGTGGACCATAGAACAGCAGCCAGGTGGAACAACCAGAGCTACATGGACAGGCGGCGCTGATCCCAATATTGGAAAAGTAAAGGTCGGCGACTATACAAATATTTTTGGAAGTGCCTTTGATGACAATAACAAAGGTACTTTTAATGTTCTTGCTGTTAAAGGTGGAACAGTTGGAAATGCTTATGTAGAATACGACAATCCTCTTGGCTTAAATGAAACTCAACTTCAAGGTTCTGCTGATGGCTTTTTGTTTTTCAATCCTGAAAGAAAAACATTAAATAGTAAACTTAGATTTGCTGCTGCTTATCAGACAGAATCTAGAGTGTTAGAAATTTTCATGCCAGCAGTTACAAAAGTTGTTAGACGTGATAGACAAGGTGCTGCCCATTTACATGATCCAGAAGATCCAAACTACGTACCTAATGATGGAACTTTTCCAGGTCCTTATATTTTTGATTTAAGCAAGCCCTATGTAATAGGTGATGTTGCAACAGATAATAATGATGAATTAAATAGTGGCTCAAACAATGTTATACAAGTTACAGATTCTTCAAATTTTCCTGATGAACAGGGCACTTTAGTTTTTGGTTTTGGAACAAGCCACGAAGAAGGGCCAGTACCCTACATTGCTAGGCCTTCAAATAATTCTTTAATGATTAGCCCTGCTTATAAATTTAAAAAAGTTCACCCAGCTGGGACTGATATTTCGCTTATTATACAAAACTCTCCCTATATACCAGATAAAGATGGCACTGACTATCCTTTTTATCTAACCGATAGTATATCTGGAAGACTTTACGCAGAAGATTTAATAAAAACTGTAGCGGCAACTGGTATCAGACTTGTGATCACTATACTTTATCCTTCGGACGTAGGCTTGGGAAAGTATGGAACACCATATTCAGAAAAAGTAGAAGTTTGGGGAGACGACGGCTGGAGCAAGGTATTTCAAATAAACGAGGACGAAGAGTAAATGCTTGTTTATAAAATAACAAATATAATTAACAACAAAATATATGTAGGCCAAACTACTATAGATTTACAAAAAAGATGGAAACAACATTTTTATAAAAGAAAAAATGGAACCAAAATAGCAAATGCTATAAACAAATATGGGCGTGAAAATTTTAAAATAGAAATTATAGAAACCTGTAAAAGCTTGCAAGAGCTAAATAAGCAAGAAGAATATTGGATACACAAATTAAGAGCAGCAGAAACTGGATATAATATATTAAAGGGTGGATTAAATAGAAAACAGCCGGATTATGTAAAAGAAAAACTATCTAAAATATTTTTAGGAAAGAAACTTAAAAAAGAACACAGAGAAAAGTTATCTAAAATAAATAAAGAAAGAATCTTAGCTAAAGGTGTTCATCAAAATTCCTTAAAGGCTCTAAATAAAAACTATAAAAAATGGGAAAAGCCTGTAATTTGTTTAGAAAATAAAAAAATATACAAATCTGTAAGTGAAGCTGCTAGAGATATAAATTCAAGTAGTTCCAATGTAAGCAAACAGATAAAAGGTAAATTTTCACATGTGAAAAGTTATACTTTTGAATATTTGGAGAAAAATTAATGGCCAGTTCTATAGTTGTTAAAGGTGCAGATGTAAGGTTGTTTTTGAATGGAGAAGTGTATCCAGAAGTTCAAAGGTTTTCTTACACTATAAACTATGGCGAGCAAGAAATCTATGGAATAGATCAGGCCTTTCCTCAAGAAATTACTACAACTACCGTTTCTGTTTCTGGCTCAATTTCAGGGCTTAGAACAAAATATTCAGGTGGGCTTCAAGCAAAGGCCCTAAGGCCCCTTATATTTGATATTTTAAATTCGCCCTATATAAGCCTTAGACTTGTAGATAGGTCTAATGGCGAAGATATTATCTATATACCTAGTATAAAAGTTACTGATGAAACTGTAACTGCTGTTGCTAAGGGCATTATAAATCTTAGTTTTAAATTTAAAGGCGTAATACCTTTTAATCCATTGGACCGAAATAGCGGTTCGTAATTTTTCTTACAATATAGGCCATACTAGCTGCATAACCAACGCCCATTGTGCTTGTTAAAAAAACGCCAAAAATAGGCGTTATTTCAATCATGAATGGAATTATAAAAAATAAAGAAACAAGAAAAAGACGGTCTAGCCAGTTAACCTTATTTTTCTTCACTTGAGCCGCTTAGATCTAAGCTTTTTTCCTCAAGATTGATCTTTACGGAATCAAGTCTTCTAAGTCTATAAAATATAAAACAAGAATACAAAAGCATCATTGGCATAATAGTAGCCTTCATATATTCTTTACTTATAAGAAGTATAATAGAAGAAACAGAAACCGAACCAAAGGCTGTAAAAAAGCCAAGATAAAAGAACATAAGGGTAACTGAGGGCTTCTTGCGTACTGGGTCGTGAACAAAAGGCCAATGCATCCCTTGTTTACACCATTTTTCCCATCTTTTCATTACATCAGCAAAGCTCATAAAATAAAGATTAAAATTCCCACCTGTATACTATATACTTTTATCTATGGCATTTGCTAGGATCAAACCATTGGCAATTAAAAGTCTCTGGTTAGGGTAAAATTTTCTTTTATTCTTTTTTTTGTATTTTTTAATTTTTCTTCCAGATCTACTTCTTTGGCATAGGAAATTCCTAGCTGGTTGAGGGCTCTGTTTTTATCAGGACTAGAAGTAAAAATAATTCCAGCAGCTAAAAATGTAACTATTTCGAGCATTTACAAGATTTGCACTTGCCTTGTCTAGTTTTAAGCAATTCATTTTGGAGATTGGTATTTAATGCGTAAAATCCTTTATCATCAATTACTTTATTAACAAGTGCCTTTAATTCATCTATATGTTTAATAGCATTTAGAGCGGTATTTTTATAGCTAAATATATCTAAAAATTTCATTCAATTTTCTCCTTTTCTTTCTGATCTAAAATCCCATCTACTGTTTCAGGGTTGTATTTTTTCATCCTAGTTTTATTGTCACATTCAATGTTGCTACAAGCCCTGTTATAAAAAACTCCATCAAGTCTGGGCCAAAGAGTAATTTTCATAGCCCCAGCGCCGCATTTGTGGCATCTCCACTTCTCTTTGTCTCTCTGGCTTTTTTTAGCAATTTTTTCTAGTTCTAGTTCTTCCTGTCTTTGTCTTCTTACAAGATCTTGAAGATCTGCTAGTCTTTCAGAACTTAAGGCTCTGTCTAGTTGTTTCCTTAGTGAAGAATTCTCCCTTTTAAGCTTGTCAATAGTTTTCCTAGCCCTTTGGAGTTCATTGAGTTCTTTGTCACCGTGGGTTCTTCGACCTTTAGACATGTTTTTTCCTTTTTTGAGCCATCTAAGTTAAAGATTTCAATTTTCCCTAGTTTAGAGAAAAATACATACATATCAATACATCCTATATATTGTATGACTCCTTCAAGGCCTTTCCACTCAACTTTGTCATTTTCTTTATATTTTTTCATTAATTCTCCTATACCCATTAATATCGACTAGAAATCTGCACTTAAAACCATGATAATTATAATGGCAGGTACATTTGGTAATTTTTATTCAATATAACATGAAAAATCACAAAAAGCTAGTAAAATTTGTACAGTAATTAATCTTTAACTTAAGGAAAAAAGTTATAAAAGTGAATCTTTATAAATATAGCTATTTGAATAGAGGAAATAAATGTCAGTAAAGCGCAGAGTCAGCTTTGTAAATCAACAGAGAGTTGATATTCCCCAAATGAAATCAATCGAGTCATCTGTTTCCAATGATTTCGATGAGTTGTTAAACGCCCTTGTTACTGGCGCTGGAAACAGCTACGTCCTTAGAGGTTTCAACATCAATATGACTGGAGCTGTTGGATCTGCTGCGTCTGGTCTACAGATGCTTGTTGCAGATTCTGCGTTGCTTCATGGTAATTCTAATGAATCTGGTACTTTTTTTCTAGTACCCCAAGGCGAGGCTCCACAAATCCTCAATTCTGTAACTAATACTAAAGTTGTAGGCTCATTTACTCCAGGCGCTGAAAACTATGTAAGTCTTGAGCTAGTTAGACAAGTAGACGATACCACCAGTGGCCAAGTCTATATTTGGAACCCTGCCAATAAAAATGAAACAACCAAAAATATTCCTCTTGCAATTACCCTTGATTTTAGAATTGTAATTGGTACTACAATACCAGCCAGCAACCTTCTTCCTGTAGCTAAAGTTACTACTGATTTAAGTAACAACGTTGTTGATGTAACTAACCAAAAGCCAAGCCTCTTTAGTCTTGGCCGAGGCGGTTCGGGATCTCCAGACCCAACTTATACTTATCCATGGACTGATGGAAGAGAGCCAAATGCTGTAACTTCTACTAGTTCACTTATTGATCCATTTAAAGGTGGAGACCTACAAATTGGTGCCCTTAAAGAATGGATGGATGCGGTTATGTCTCGTTTCAAAGAAATCTTTGGAACACCATACTGGACTAGTGCCAATGCTTCAGGTTCTTTAACTTCACTAAGACAGGATCTCGCTAATACCATTTTTACTGGTCGTGGAACAGTTACCCATAGTGACGTTACCGCTGGACAAATTAATTGGTCAAACGATCTCAGCGCAGTAGTTATTGGCTCTGACATCAAATATGTTATTTCTGCCAACCCAGCTACTACAGATATAGTTCTTGCAGATAATGATGTTGCTTACATCAACCTTGTTAGGGATATTGAGATTACTCCTAACCTTATTTTTACAAATTCTTCTCAGATTGTTACTTCTGTTGGGGCTATTCCTTGGACAAGTAACCTTCAAGCAGGTGACTTTGTAAAGGTTGGTGTTGCTTCTCCTTCTTTTTACTATGAAATTTTAAGTGTAGATTCTCCTACTCAAGTTACTTTAGTAGAAGTCTATGATGAAGCTGACACAGGTGCCACAGGTATTAAATCGCAGTATGCTTTTGGCGTATATGAAACAAATCCTTCTCCTTCTACAGATAGGCATATCTATATTGCTCAAAGAGATCAAGTACCAGTAAACGAAAATTCTTACTGGGTATTATTGAGACAAGACAACGGTGGAAGCGTACCTAGAGTTTATGCGCGATTTATTGGAAAAGAATTAGAGCAAGGCGAAACACAAGATGTTAACGATGGAACACCACAGGCTGTTCTAGATTACATTGGAGCTTTTTCAGAGTCAGATAGTGATCCAGATTATGGTCAAGCTTATACTCCTCTTGTTGCTGAAGTAACAACTCTAACAGCTCCTGCTGCTGCTGATGTTACCAGTGGACAAAGAGCTAATTTAAATTCTTCCAACGATATCAAAAATTATTATATTTGGTTTAATAAAGATGCTGCTGGTGGAGATCCAACCCCATCAGGTCTCATTGGTATCGAAGTAACAATTTCTACTGGTGACAACCAACTTGTTGTTGCTGCTGCAATGCAAGCTGCTATTAATGCTATTTCTGATTTTAATGCTGTAGATAACTTAAACGGTACAGTTACAATAACTAATGATGATGCTGGTGCTACTACAAATGCTGCTAACGTAGATGTTGGTGGTGCTTTTGCTGTTTCTATTGATACTGAAGGTACAGGCGATTTAAATAGATATCTAATTGATGGTGACAGCCTTACAAAAGGTGTCAAAACCTTAGATAAGGCTCTTGGTCAACTTTCTGATGTCGTGTATAGTATTCCATGGAAATCTACTGTAATTAATTTTTCTGCACTTCCTGTAAGTGGGAACAGTGATGGTGATGTTCGTTTAGTTCTCGATACTCGTGTTGCTTACTATTGGAAAGAAAGCGATAATTCTTGGTTGCCTTTAGTCTCTAATTCAAATTTGAAAATAATTGGTGGCGGAACTATTTCGGTTAATGGCAATATTGGTGTTAATGAAATTAGCGCACAACAAACAATTAATACCGATAATTATGCTTTGACAAATGGAACACAATCTGGGTCTTCTTTTATTTCAAATACAAATGGTGATATATCAAGTTTGAGCGTCAAAATTGATATAGGGATTGCAACAACAGGTACATGGATTGCACATATATACAATACTGATGGATCAAAAATTCCAATTGGATCACCAATTTCTACGAGTATAGAAACATTTACTGAAGCAGATATGAATCCATCTGGAAACCCTACTGATTTGACATTTACTTTTCCTACAGGGACACCTTTGGTTCTAGCTCAAGAATATGCATGGTCTATAGAATTTACTGGAAATGCATCATCTTTTTTAATTAGCAGCAATACAAATAACTATATAGATGGTGAAAATATAACCTACAATGGTAGTTGGTCATTAGATTTAACTAACAACAGATCATTATATTTTATAATACAAACAATAGCTAATTCCAGTGTTGATTTGGAATTTACTAATAACATGTATATAGAAAAAATAGGTCTAGATTATACAGATAATACAATATTGACTGCTGAATCTCCTATTAAATTCTATAATGATAAAGATGTTGCCTATGTCATACCTAATTTGACTACTGGAGGACCCAATCTATCTGTTAATGTCACAGAATTAAGTTTAGTTCCTTTTACTGGCTTGATTATTGCAAGACGTGATGGCAACGATATTATTGTCGGTTCAAGTTCAACAAGATTAAAAATAAATGAAAGTATTGATGGATTATATGCATCAGAAACAGATCAAACAAAAGATAAAATAAGAGGTGTTGATTTAGGAATTTTTGAGTGTGAAAATAAAATTACATGGGATGGTAATAATATTATTTTCACAGATGATATTGTTTTTACTACATTTAATAAAAATGGAACAAAACAAATATACACTGTAAATGTCGCAGATTCTCCAATTACTTTAGCAAATGGTGAATATGCATATTTATTAATAGATAGAACAGTTAATTCAGATACATTATCTTTTATTATATCAACTTCTATACCTGCCATACCAAATCCTGGTATTGATTTGATAGTTTTTGCACAAAGAAAAGATACTAGTAGTTCATCATTATTAAATTTAATACATAATAAACAAACAATTGAAGAAGGGAAAAATGTACGTATAGGCGCTTCTGGTTCAGGTTCAGAATCTATAAAAGCAACATTTTTAGATCCTGTTAATGCAGTTTTACCTACTGGCACTTCTGTAACAATTGATGGTGTTACAGCTGTTGATGGTGATACGGTTTTATTTACCAATCTAACTGTTGGTAATAATAGAATATATGAATTAAGTGGTGTGGGAGTCTCATTAACTTGGACTGCTTTACGTTCTTTTGATGGAAGCTTCGACCCTAATAATGGCGATACAGTTAGGGTATTAAAAGGCAATGGTTTCAAAGAACAACTTGCTGTATTTAATAATGTTAATTTTTTAGTAAATGATTATGTTAGATATTTTGATGGCGTCAGTGGTGATTATTTTGAACAATCTAGCATTAAAACATCTACTTTAATTGATAACACTACAGATAATTTGATCGTTGTAAGTTATTTGGGTTCTGAAAATATGATTATAGATTATTCTATTTTAAGAGGTACAGCAAAAGAAACTGGGCAACTATTCATTACAACTAATGGAATAGATGCTAGAGTTGCTAGACAAAATTCTTTTATTGGCAATGTAGAAGTAGAATTTAATGCAATTATAAATGCTGGAAACATAGAAATAAGCTATACTACTAGTAATTTAAGTACCAATGCTACTATGAAATACGCAGTAAAGCGTTGGTCAAATTCTTCAGGTGGTCCAAGTGGAATACCTAATTATGCAACTTCTACTGGTTCATCTGTTGCAGCAGCAGGTAATGTTGGAGAAATACAATTCAATGGTTCTAGTGGAAATTTAGATTCAGATTCTAGATTTTCATGGAATACCAGTGATGGCTCTTTAAACTTAAATAATATGAAAATATTATCACTAAAAGGTCCTTTTACATTAAATGACAATCAAACTACTCCACTGGCATTAGTTAATTATCCAACTTCTAGCTATAATTTTTCTATTTTAGAATATTCTATTAAAAGAGGGGCTGATTATAGAGTTGGAAGACTCTTAATATCTAATTCTTCTTCAACAGTAAATATATCTGATGATTTTATTGATACTGGAGCAACTGGAGTAGTATTTAGTGCAATTATAAATGCAGGAAATGTAGAAATACGCTATATAACTACTTCTACAGGTCAAACTGGTGAATTTAAATATACCATTAAACAATGGTCTGAATAGAGGGGTTATAAATGAGTAATACTTTAAAATTATCTGGAGGTTTAAGGGTAGGTCAACTGGCATCAGACCCATCAAATCCTGAAAATGGATTAATTTATTTTAATACTACTGAAGGCAAATTTAAACAATATGAAAATGGTGCATTTAGAACAGTTAGTGCTCAAGAAATACAAGCACATTTAATTCAAGATGCTAATACAAAACATTTAGATTCGGAAATCGGTTATACTAGAGATGATGGTTTAAGAAAAAATATCTTACCTGTTGCTACAACTTTTGCTGTTGGCTCAGCATTAAATAATTTAGATGATGCAATTGGTACTTTAGCAAATACTCCTACAAATTATTTACCACTTTCTTCTAATGTAGTTGCCTCACATTTAAGTGCAATTGATTCTGCTTTGGCCAATGCTGGTGGAACTGTTTTTAAAGATGATGTATTTAGAATACAAGATGATACAGACAATACAAAACAAATTGCTTTTGAAGCTTCTAATATTACTACATCTACAACTAGAACTATTACTATGCCAAATTCAGATGTAGTATTAGGAGATATTGCTACAAATAAATCTAACATTGATACACATTTAAACGGAGGTCCTAGTAAACATAGTTCTTCTGAAATTGATGTAGAAGTTTCTGGAAACAACTATACGGCAAATAATTTAGAAACTGTTATTGGCGAATTGGACTCTACTATTGGTAATTTAACTTTTACGCCTTCAAATTATTCTGATCCAACAAATAATATTGTAGCAGATCATTTAACTAATATTGATACTGCATTAGGTTTAGCTGCTGCTGACGCTAACGTAATTAAAAAAGATGGTTCTGTTGATTTTACTGCTGATCAATCTATGGGAAATTTTAAATTAACAAATTTAGCTGCTCCTGTAAATGCAAATGATGCTGCAAGAAAAATAGATGTAGATGCTGCTTCAGCTGGTATGTTACCTAAAGATCCTGTTGCAGCAGCAACTACTGGAAATATTGCCAATTTAGCAACAGGTGCCCCGGATTCAATAGATGGTTTGAGTTTAAGTGCTGGCGATAGAGTTTTAGTGTGGCAACAAACAAATCCTATTCAAAATGGTATTTACACTGTTGATGTTGTAAATGGTTCTAATAGTGAATGGTCAAGAGCGATTGATTTTGATGATAGTCCTAGTACAGAAGTTAAAGCTGGAAATTCAGTTTATGTTAATGGAGGAACTATTTATGGTACTACAGTGTTTAGATTATCAGGCACTGGCGATTTGGTAGTTGATACAGATGATTTAAATTTTATTATTTATTCTAGAGCAGAGGTTATAATAGATGGCAATGGATTAGCAAAAACAGGAAATACACTTTCTGTTAATGTTGGTGATGGTATTGAAATTGTATCAGATCAAGTAAAAGTAAATAATACAGTTACTAGATCTAATGGTTCTGTTGATTTTACTGCTGATCAATCTATGGGAAATTTTAAATTAACAAATTTAGCTGATGGTACTTTGACAGGTGATGCTGTAAATAAAGGACAATTAGATACTAAAATAAGTTCCATAGTAGAAGATCTTACTCCACAACTAGGTGGAAATTTAGATACAAATAATAAGGCTATATTATCAACAGTTAAAAGAGGTTCTATAGCTTCTCCATCTAATTTAATAGAAGAAGACTATATAGATAGTATAACACTTTCTGCCTCTCAAACAGATGCTACCATTTCTGTTTTAACTTTTGCCCATGCATCTTTTGAAGGTTGTGAAATTGTTTATAAATTAAAAGAGGCCACATCAAATGACGTTAGAATTGGAACATTAAGAATAGTAACAAATGGTACTTCTGTAGTTTTAAATGATGTTTCTACTGAAACATCAGATGTGGGAATTTCTTTTAGTGCTATAGTTAATGGTGCTAGCATCAATATCAGATATACATCTGGTTCAAATGCTGTTACAATGCGAGCTGATGTAAAACGTTTTAGAGCTTAACTTAAAAAGATTAATTAAAATCTTTCTTTATGGAATATGGAAATAAGGAGTAAACTAAATGGCAGATAATCATTTTAAAATACATAAAGGTGTTACAATTGCCCCTCAACCAAGTCCGCCTTCAAACCCAACTAACGGAGATATATATTACGATAGCGGATTAGATCGTTTTCAAAAATATGAAGCTGGTAGTTGGCAAGATCTTGGCAGCGTGAATTTTAACGGATATACTAAAGATAATTTACTTATAAATGGTAATTTTGATTTTTGGCAAAGAGGAACGACTCTATCTTCTGGTGCTGGAGATAAATACTTAGCAGATAGGTGGAAAAGTAGCTCAAATGTAGAAAGCTATTTATTACAGTTTGATACTCCTAATGATAAATCTGTTTACTCAGCATTAATTGCTAGAACCACTAGTGGTGCATCTGATGTAACCTTAGAGCAGCGCATTGAAGCTAGATCATTAAAGAGATATGAAGGCAAACAATTAACAGTTAGTTTTTACTGTAAACAAAATACAGGGTCACAACCTGTATCTATTGAAGTGTACGCAAATACTGCACCTGATAACGGTGTGTTTGGTTTACCAGTTGTTACCGCAACATCTTTAGGTACCCCGACTAGCTCATGGGATATATATACATATACATTTACGGTAAATTCAGCGTTAGCAAATAACGGCGGCAGAGTGGTTTTGGGAGGCCTATCCATAGTTGCTCCTGCTAATTATTATTTTTCACAAGTTCAAATGATTGAGGGTACGTCTAATCCAACTGATTACATTTTATCAGGAAAAACTATTGATGGTGAATTATCACTATGTAAAAGATTTTACGAAAAAAGTTACATAATAGATGTATCTCCAGGTACGGTGACTAACGTTGGCTATAATATTTATTACCAAATGGCTAGTAACACAACAGAGTTTAATACTACAGTATTTATGCAAGTAGAAAAGCGCGCAATACCTACGGTTGTGTTATATAATCCGGCGACAGGAACAATAAATCAAGGATCTAGAGGAGGTACTGCAACTGCCGGGGGTAGTATTAATCCTGGAACAAAGCAATTTAGAGCGTTTATCTCATCAGGAGTAAATACAAATCAATTCTTCTTTCACTGGATTGCGGATTCTGAATTATAAGGAGATTATATAATGATAACAATAATAATTGATAAATCTAATTTAAAAATAGTTAGCTGGTATGAAGGTACTTCTAATCAACCATTGTTTGGTGGTGACTGGAAAGATCCATTAAAATTTAAACATATAGAATATAATGGTTCTATGGATACTTCGTTAATTGTTGAAAAAGATAACGACGATAATATAACAATTAATTTAAATATTCAAGCACAAAGAAATAAAAAATTAGAAATATTAAGAGAAAAGCGCAATCAAAAATTATCAGAAGTAGATAATATGATAAATGATTTTATAGTTGGAGATAGGGAAGATATTCAAGCTATTAAATTTTATAGACAAACATTAAAAGATATAACAAATAATTATAAAGAAGAAGATATTGTTGGAAATAATAATTTAGATAGCTTTAAAATAGATTTATCTGATTTTGTTTGGCCAATAAAGCCATAATGTTAAAATTTTTATTAGGGCTTCTTGGATTAAAAAAAGAAGCCAAAATTATCACAAAACAAAAAGACAGGAAAGTTGCTGAACAAATTTCAAATGAAATAAATGAGGCTAAAGTGACCAGCGCAAAAAATCCCGAATACAAAATTACCCTTAAAGAATTTCTTAAAGATAGAATCAAATGGGAAAATATTGAAATTGATATCCAAAAAAATATAGAAGAAACTCTTGAAAAAATAAATAAAGTCAGAAATAAATATAACAAAGGCATGACAGTAACCTCTGGTCTTAGAACCAAAAATGATCAAATTAGAATTTATAAAGAAAAAGGCATCACTGATATTAGCAAAATTCCTATGAGTTCAAGGCATCTTTCAGGGGAAGCCATTGATATTTTTGACCCTAAAAAAGAATTACAAAAGTGGTGCAAAGAAAACGAAAAGTTTTTAGAAGAAATTGGTCTTTGGATGGAAGATTTTTCTGCTACACCAAATTGGTGTCATTTTCAAACAAAACCTCCAAAATCAGGTAAAAGATGGTTTCTTCCATGAAGGAAATTTATTATGTATATGGCCACTATATAAAAGAAACAAATAAAATATTTTATGTAGGAAAAGGCAAAGGAAAAAGAGCCTATTCTAAAGAATCAAGAAATAAATATTGGCACCATATAACAAATAAACATGAATGGGATGTTTTCTTTTACTACAAAAATCTAAATGAAAAAGATGCATTTAAAGATGAATGGTCTGTTATAACAGATATTAAGCCAATAGCAAACTTTGCAGAAGGCGGCTTGGGTGGGAATACTTGGAAAAACTACCCCAGCGATCTTGCTAAAATTAGAAAAAATAAAATGTCTAAAGCAATGAAGGGCAAAAACTTAGGCAAGAAAAACGGAATGTTTGGCAAAAAGCATACTAAAGAATTAAAAGAAAAATTATCTAAAATAAATATAGAAAATCCAACAAAAACAAGAAAAATAAAAGATACAGAAACTGGAATAGTATATAATCAGGTAAAAAAAGCAGCAGAAGAAACTGGATTTCCTATGACTTCTTTTAGAAGAAGAATAGGAAAAAGATTTATATATATTAATTAACGCTTAGTCTAATAGTTTTAGTTTATTCTTTTTATTTCTTGCCTTTTTAACAATAAACAAAAATATAAGAAAAAATACTAATATACAGTATCCTATTACAAATAATCCCACTCAATATCCAATTGACCGTTGTTTTTTTCGTTTATATAAGAATATACTCCAAGATTTCTTTTAATAGCTTCTTGTTCGAATTCTCTAATTTTTTCTCTATCACAAATAATAGTGCAATTATAAAAACCCATTTCAGCGTGCTTTTTTAGGATTTTTTCGGCCTCTTTGAAATCTTTACAAATTTTACCAAGACACTCTTCGTGTCCTTTTTTCGAAATCTCTGATAATTGTTTGGAATCTAACATATTACCTCCATACAAAATAATATCACGATAATAATAAGTATGAAGATTTGCTGTGTATGTAAAAAATTAGATATTAAAAAGGCATGTCACTATACAAATATAAACTTCTTTGGTATTATGATAATATAAGGAAAAGTAACAATGTCAGATAGTCTCTTTCACGAAGATTTAGATGTAAATTTTTTAGAAATGGAAACTAAATATAATACTTCAGCTGAAATTCAGTTTAAGTTTAAACAAATACTAGACAGTCATCCAGAGGTTGAAGATTTTTTGTATGTTCAGGGCGACGATATATACTATACCAAAGGCGAAGAATTTCTTAGATATAGAATGCCCTCTGATAAAAAAAACAAAAGATCTGAGCTTACCTATAAAACAAAACATGGTAACAAAACTAATATTGCCAGAACGGAAGTTAATTTAAGAGTTGATTATAACGATCACAATACTATAGAAAAATTCGTCAACATTCTTGGTTTTGATTTTAATTTCAGAATTAATAAAATTTGTCATATATATTACACTAAAGAGGCTAATTTAGTTTTTTATAGCATTATTGATCATGCTAATAAAGACAAAGATCCTTCACACTTTATAGAAATTGAAGTAAACGAAGAATTGGCTTCTACTTTAACTGAAGAACAAAATTGGGATATTATTAGAAAGTGGGAAAACATTTTGGCCCCTGCTGGTGTAATTCCTCAGAAAAGACTCAGAAAATCACTTTTTGAAATATATAGGAAGTAATATGACCAAAGAACAAACAATTATTTTAAATGATTTTTTAAAAAGCATATCAAAGGCAGATGTATTTATTCCAGAAAAAATACTTCCAAAAGAATTAAAGCTTTCCGAAAGTGACGATGGCTCTGTAGCTATGGTTTCAATTCTTACCATTTTGGATAAGATGAAAATTATGAAAGAAAAAATGTACCAAACTCAGAACTTTGATGAATTGATGGAAAATTTTAATTAATTTTTCTAAAAATAAGAAATTTTTCACAAGTCTCTCGGAGGTTAAATTGTCTCATAAAAAAAATATTAACACACGTAAGGTTTGCATTCTGGATGTAGATGATGTTCTTGTTCGGTTTATAGAGGGCTTTAACAGATACCTAATTGTTAATAGATCTGATATATCAATAAGTCCCAAATATCTTCCTAAAACATGGGGCTACACAGAACTTGGTGACATTTCTAAAGAAATGAACACTTATATTGATACTTATTCTGACAACAAAACCCTAATGGTAAAAGATCCACTAAAAGAAAGAGCACCAGCCTCAGTATTTGACGGCGCTGCTGAGTTTACTAAAAAATTAAAAGAGCTGGATATGGAAATTATTCTTCTTACAGCCCATCCAGCCCACAAGATTATAGATAGAGTGGAAAACCTTAGACACCATGGAATAATTTTTGATTCTATATATTGCACAACGTACTATAATGAAAAAGGTGAAAAAATTTATAAATCAAAACAAGATTTCGCCAAAGCTCTTGGTATGGAAAATAGAGAATTTTATTTTGCAGACGATAAAGCAGCAACAGTAATTGACATGCTTGAAAAATTTGAAAATGCCAACGTGTTTACTATGCAAAGAGACTACAACACTGAAGCTCTTTCTGTTGTTCCACATCTTTTTGATAAAGATAAGAATAGAATTCACGTTGTACCACACAATTCATTACATGGTCCTGACCAACAGGTTGGTGCCCTTTATGAACTCTTTTTAAGCATTGTAGGAGAATAGAATGTTAATAGGTTTTGTAGGCTCTCCGTGCTCTGGAAAGACCACGGCTGCTTTTTCTTTGTCTTCAGCATTAAAAAATAATGGAAAACCTGTTGAGTTTTTTCCAGAATATGCCAGAGAATATATTATGAAAAAGCGTTATATGATGCATAATATCACCCTTGGTAGATCCGATCAATTTGCCATCTACACTGGTCAAAAAGAAAGAGAAATGATGTATAAACTTATGAGCCCCAATTCTATAACTATAACAGATGGCTCCACTCTCAATTCATACTTTTATGGTCTTCAAGGTGATCTCAAGCTTGAAGATGAACTTGATCGGTACGATGTAATTTTCTTTTGTCGTGGTTTAAAAAATAGCGAACAAGACGATAATCGCGTTCATGATCAAGATTTTTCTAAAATGATGGACAAAAAAATTGCTGAAAGAATCAATAATTATATCAACTTTGTAGCAGAAGATTATAAGAAAATTTGTGTGCTTTGGGGCAACAAAGAAGAGAGACTCAAAACAGCATTGGAATTCCTTGATGAAATTTCGTAAAGAAACGCCAACAAAAGCATACCTTGAAAACTGTGATAACAACACTTTTGATGCTCTCAAAAAACATTGTAGCTATTCAAACAGTAGTATTGGTTTTCAGTTAAGAAAGCATCTAAAGAATAAACATTGGAGAGATAAGTGTCAAAGAGAAGGGCTACCTGACTGGGAAAACAAAAGACTAGAATTAGTTTCTAAAAAAGATCATTGCCTTCTCAATAAAGATGAAAATGGCTGGTATTTATTTCCAGGCTATATTAATCATTTGCCTAAAAAGTTTGAATACACTATACAAGACAATATTGACTATCCTGACTTTAAGCTTCTTGCATGGAAAAATAAATTTCCTCATAAGCTTTATACTTGCCAGCAAGAGACTATAGATTCAATGCTTGAAAACCCACACTGTCATGCTGAACTTGCCACTGGCAGCGGTAAAACAGCAATACTGGTGGAGCTGGCACAAAAAACTGGAAATACAATTATAGTTACTCCTAGCAAGGATCTTTTTAATGATTTATTAGAGAAGGCTAAATTTTATTTAGGTGAAAATAACGTGGGATACTATGGAGATGGCAAGAAAAAAATAGGAAAGCCAGTTACTGTTTGTATAGCAAAAAGTTTGACAATGATAAAACCCCATACTAAAGAGTGGGAATTTTTTAGTACAAGAAAAGTTGTAATAAGCGACGAATGTCATACCAACCCAGCATCCACCCTTGAAAAGACCTTTCATAATTTGCTAGGAAATGTACCCTATAGATGGTTTCTGTCAGGTACTGCTGTTCGCGGAGACGGCACTGGGAAAATGCTAAAAAGCATCATTGGGCCAAAGATATACGGGTTTAATACTAAACAGGGCATTGAAGCTGGAATTTTAAATCCATTGGAATTTAGAATAGTAAATATAAAGCCTGAAAATAGCAAAAGAAGCAAAGATCCAATGATAGAAAAGAGAAACCATTTTCTCAGAAATAGAAATCTTGGCGACTTTTATATACGCATGGCCAATTTGCTTTGGGAAAAGAAACAAGAAAATACTCTTATATTAGTTGAAGAAATTGAGCAAATATTTTATTTAGCCAAATATTTAAGGGTACCTTTCACTTATGCCCATGGAAACGTTATTTCTACTAAAGATTATGATGATTTGGTCAAAAAATATAAAATAGATACAGTTTCCAAAAGAACAGATAATAAAAAAAATATAGAAGATTTTAATCGTGGCAAGTTTAAAGTATTCATAGGTACTTCTTGCGTCAGTACTGGTACTAACTTTTTTGCTAATCATCACACAATGAACTGGCAAGGTGGTGGCTCTGAAACAATTACAAAGCAGGGTGTAATAGGTAGATCTGTTCGTTTGCTTCACATGAGCGAATATGCAGACTTTCACAAAGAGAGACCTGTTACAATTGTATGGGACGCTAATATCACAGGGGTTCCTAAAATGGGAGACCAACTAGACATTAGAGTAAAATACTATGAAGAAACTGGATGCCCAATTAGATATGTAGGAAAATAATATGAGCTATAAGAAAAAAGGTTTTGACAATTCATTCTATAATTTGGCCAATCAAATAGCTAGAGTTCTTGAAGACAATAAAGACGAAGAACACAAGGGAATGAAAGACTGGGAAATCCAGAAAAAACAATTAGAAGATCTTATGATGTATGAGGACAAATTTAAGCAGTCCATTTACAAAAGCATTCAAACTCGTGAAATATACAAAAAGTTTATTATTACCACTGTGCAAAACAATATACTTTCTGCTCGGCCTTTCTTTAGAGAACAAGCCAAAGTATTTTCAGCAGAAATTACCCCAGCAATCAAAGAGGGCGATTTTGAAGAGCTAAAAAAGTTTAGAATCAACTACAAGTTTATGGAATTTATTCGTGAAAATTGGAAAGGCAGATTTCCTAACAATGGCCAAAAGTGGTACGATAAGGCAATAGAGTCTCGTAGGCTGCTTATAGAAAACTCTCTTCCTTTGGCTGTAAACATAGCAAAAAGATTCTTTAAAAGTACCCCAGAAAGCTATATGGAACTTACTGATTTTATAAATACCTGTACTATTGGTTTGATTTCTGGAGTTGACAAGTATTCCTCCAACGAATACTCTAAAGTATTTAGAAGTGTATGTATTGGCCGTATGAAGGGGGGAATGGTAGAAGACTATTCACAAACTCTTATACATTTTTACCCATCAGATAAAAAAATATTATATAAAATAAATATTCTTAAGCACAGAGAAAACATTACTGACATTAATGAACTTTGTAGGAGATTAAACGAAGTGTTAAAAGAAGACAAGAAAGAAGGCAAAAACGTTTCTGTTGACAAAGTTACCATTCCTGAAATAATGAGGTTAATGCATGGAGCTAGTACTTTTAGTGCAGATAAGGCAGCAGATAATGAAGAAGAAGAAAATGACGTTAATATCTATACTTATGCTTATGATGAGGGACCAACCCAAGAAGAAATGGTTGAAAAAGCTGACACTTTAAGTAGAGTTTTAAATGCTTGTGAAGATCTTGATATTTTAGAAATGAAGATTCTTAAGCTTAAAGGAGTATCTATATGAAAACATTTAATCGAGTTTTTTGTGAACCTTACCAAAAAACTGGTGTAGAGTCTGTTGCTAAAGGTGGATTAGCTCTAGGCGCAAAACAAAAAATTAACATTGTCAAATTAAAAGTTGTTCTTCCAGCTGAAATCTTTGTAGAAGGCCAAATTGTTGTTATAGAGAAAAATTCTGTAATTTTGGTTAAAGAAGAAGACCTTCATAATGGAATGACAGGAAAACAAATAATGAATCTTGAGGGTCTAAAAAATCCTTTTATTGTCATTGAGCCACAGTACATGTATGGAATAGGTAGCAAATAATGTATATTATAATTGGCGACCCTCACATTACTAAAAGAAATTTACCTGAAAGTAAAGCTTTCTTTTCTCAGCTTTTATCTAAAATAGAGGCTATGGAAAAAATAGAGCCTTGTATGGTTATTTTCTTAGGTGATGGCCAACATAATCACGCAGTTATATCTATGGAAGTTCTTAATTTTTGGGATGATGTTTTTTACAAATTAGAAAACTCTAGCGTAGCAATACAAACAATGTATCTTGTAGGAAACCATGACATTTCTGGTGAGGCTTCTAAAGAAAGAGTAGAGTCGGCTTTTAGCGTTTTTAAAGACAAGTATTCTAAAGTGTTTATAGTAGATAAGCCTTGTGTAATAGATGACGTTGCTTATGTACCCTATACTTCTTCTGAGAAGCAATTTGTTGAGGATTGCAACTATCTTTATAAGTTGGGGGCAAAAAACACTGTAGTTTGCCATCAAACTTTTAACGGTGCCAAGTTTGAAACAGGCATGTATGCCCCTGAAGGATTTGACCACAAACTTGTTCCACAGAAAAATATTCTTAGTGGTCATATTCACAAATACCAAACTTTTGATAACGTCATTTACCCTGGTACGTGGCGTTGGATGACAAAAAGTGACGCTAATGAAAAGAAAGGTATATTTTTTTGTGAAGAGCTTAATTCAAAAAAAATAGAATTAGAATTTAGCAGTACAGAAAATGTTTGTACCCCTATTAGAGAATACGTCATTGAAGAAGGTGGAAAACTGCCAGAATTTAAAGACACAGAAAAAAACTACATCACCCTTATTGGCTCTTCAAAATGGGCAAACTCTCTCAAGAAAAAAATCAAAGATCAAGCAATTATCAAAATTCACAGCACTGATAATAATGTTAAAAGAGTAGTGGTTAGCGAAAAAGTAAATATTGACGTTTTTATCGATAAGCATTATAATTTAGAAAAAGACGTAACTAAAGAAGAAGTGGTAGAATATATAACCAGGGCCAAATATGAATAGGGCAGTCATAGAAGATCTCAGAAGAATAATGATCATGACTGGTGAAATGAGCGATCTCCATTTGCACAATCTTCAACAATGGGGTAAAATAGTATTTGACAATTATGACAAAATTGAGCTTGCTTATAATTTGAACCCAACTGACCCCAAAAAATACAAAGAGCTTACTGGAAATGATCTAACAGATGTAGAAAAAGAGGCAGTTCCGTCCTATATAGCCTATACTGTTGTGCCCAAAAAAGGCAAAAGAATTACCCAAAAGAAAGTTGAACAGGCCCTAAAAAGTCTACAACTGTGGATTAGAGATATATTTTGGTCAAATATCCATATCAAAATCTTTATAAAAGATAAGGAATACAACGGTTTAACATGAGTGAAGACAATAAGGGTTTAATTGATCCTAAAGAGATCAAGACTGACATGACATTTGAAGAGGAGCAAGATCTCCAAAAGTTTGTTGAGAAAGACATGCCGGGCCTTAGTGCGGTTACTGATGATCAGCTTGCTCAATTATTTTCTATGTATATGAAAGGCAAGACTTATACCGAAATTGCTCAGGCTATGAAGGTCAAAAAGCAAGTTCTTCTTTGTCTTAGTCACCAAAATGATTGGTATCTTAAAAAAGCAGAATATTACAATGCTATTCAAAAGAATATTCAAAACAGACTAATACAAACAAAAATAGATAGTGTTAATTTTTTAGCAGATGTTATAGGGGCTTACCACAAAGATCTGGGCGACAAGGTTGCTAAAGTCTTAGCGACTGGTGGCAAAATTACAGAATTTCTTGACGGCAAAGAAATGACGGTATATTTCAGAGCATTAGAAAAAATTGAAAATATGGCCACACCTAAAAGAGACCCAGGAGAAGGAAAGCCCGGAATCAACATCAATATATCTGGTGACGCCAAAACTAAAGTTTCTGATGATGGAAAGACCCTTGAAATAGAAAGCAGCAGTACCGGAGAAATCCTTAAGAATTTGGCCAATCTTACAAAAGCGAACAAAAAAGACTAAAATAACTATCCAAAACTCACAAATCTTAGGTTTTTAGATTAAAATAACTCTCTTTTAAATTTTTCTAGCATTTTTATGCAAAGAATGCTATTATTGTCTTATGAGATTTTTAGTGTTTATTTTCATTTCAAATATAGCTTTTGCTGATAATTCTGATGAAGCAATAAAGACGGCAGGCAGGGCTTTTCTTAAAACAGAAAAGGGGCAACAAATAAAAGACAGGGTCGAAACCTTCGGCAAAGACGTTATTAAAAAATATATAGGAAAGGAAACAGCTGCTGTAGTTGGGGCAATGGCAGATATTGCTATTGCAGGGGAAGTAGATCTCTCTAAATTTAATGTAAAATATAAAATTTCTGAAGATGGATATATAAAGCCTAACGTAAAGTATGATATTAAAAATAGTGAGGCAAGTGGCCTTTTAACTATAGACATTAAATACTGATAGGAGGAAAAATGTCGAAACTATTAACCATCATCTTTACAGTGGCCCTTGCTTTTAGTGTCAATGCTAAAGGTAAATCAACCAGCAATACTATCAATTTGACGATCGATAATACTGTTACATTAAATGGTCCTGTAAATGATAAAAGTGTACAGGGTATTCAATTAAAAGCAAAAAAATTAGATGCTACTCTTAAGAGTGGATATCCTATTTATCTTGTTTTGAATACTCCAGGAGGATCTATTCAAGCAGGTCTTGAGCTTATTGAATTCCTTCGAAGTCTTAACCGACCAGTTCACACAATTACTATTTTTGCTGCTTCTATGGGATGGCAAATTTCTCAACATCTTGGCAATCGTTATATTCTTAATTATGGTGTTTTAATGAGTCACAAAGCTTCTGGTGGATTTAGCGGAGAATTTCCTGGACAGTTAGATAATCGTCGTAATTTCTGGGGTCGTCGTTTGTACCAAATGGATATTGTTACTGTTAAACGTACTCGTGGCAAACAAACAATGAAGTCATACCTAGCCGCTTACGAAAATGAACTATGGGTTGGTGGGACAGATGCAGTTAAACTCGGTTACTCTGATAAAGTGGTTAAAATGAATTGTTCTAAAGAATTGGCTCAATCTCGTGAAAATATCACAATTATGAGTTTCTTTGGCGAATTTAAGTTAGAATTTTCTGGTTGCCCAACAGTTACTGGACCAACTGCGGTTACAGCCATGCTTCGTACAAATCAAGGCATGATAAGCCTACAAGATTTTAATAAAAAAGGTGGAATTTACCCTTCTGAAGTTGAAGGAAATAACTATGCTGAAATTAAAGCTCTTGATCCAAAAGTTGATCAAAAAACTATTCTTGATCTTCTGAAAAAATACCGATACAAGTTTCTTAACCGAAACGCAATTATTCGGAGTTACTAATGCCTAGAATTGAATACGCTTGTACAAAATGTAAGAGAATATTCAAGAGGTTTTTCTCTAAAGCCTCTTCTATAGTAGATACTACTGAATGTAAGTTCTGCAAAGAAGAGGCTGAGAGAATTCTCAGTGCACCTACTACTAAGAGTACAATGGTAATAGATAACGGGCTTCAAGGAAGAAAGACTGAAATTATTCATGACATTGTTGAAATGAATAAAGAGAGAGATAAAAAAGGTTACAATAGAGGGGATTAATGCTTTACCTAAACAAGCTTTCTGTGCAAGGCCTCAGGAGCATAAGAGAAACACAAGAAATAGACATCAAAGGTTTAAAAAAGTCTACCAGAATAGCTGGTATTAACCATGATACTGGTGGCGAGTCTGGTGCTGGTAAAACCACAGTTGTAGAATCTCTTGATTACCTTTTTGGCGTATCTAAAATTCCTGGAACAGTTCTAAAAAACAGAGGCTACAAAGAAGCAATGAATGTTGCTGGGTTTTTTAAGGACGAAAAAGATAACGACATTGTTATTACCAGAAACAGCAAAAACGGTCCCACTATTTGCATAAATGGGGAAAAAGTAGAGGGCTCTTCTAGTATAGTTGAAGAAAAGATAGATGAACTAATTGAGATTCCTAGAGATATTTTCAGACAGATGTATCATAAAAAGCAGAAAGAAAGAGGTTTCTTTTTGCAGCTTACTCCAAAGAAAAGCTACGAATTTTTAACAAAAGCTTGTGGTCTAAATCCTTGGCAAGAAAAAATTGAAACTATTGATGTTAGAATTTCTAAAATAAACAAAGCTCTTGAGTCAGCCAACTATGAAATTGGCCTAGATGAAGAAAACCTTAAAGAGGCTATTGAACAATATAAATCACTAACTAAACCTGAGCAGCCTGAGCTTTTGGCTAATCCTGAAGATCTTATTCAAGAAGTTAAAAGTTTAGAAAACAACCTAGAGATCCTAATCAAAGAAAGAGAAGAAGAACTTTCCAAACATAAACCACCACAGGCCACTGATGGAGTTGATATAGAGGTTTTTGCTGAAATAGAGCACAAAATTGACCAATACAATAAACAATACCAAGAACTAGTAAATGAAAACAAAAAGAACCTCAATGTTTTGGCTATTGGTATAAATCAATTAAAAGAAGAACTTACTGATAAAAAATTAGCACAAACAGAGTATGCTAGGCTCAAACAAGACATGACCAAAAGGGTAGCCGAGCTTAAAATGTTGGCAGGAGATGACTGTCCGACCTGTAATCAGCCTTGGACTAGTCCTGAAAAGAAACAAATAATTGAAGAAAAGAAAATTTCATTAAGAGAAGACAAGATTAAACTTGAAACCCTTAGGGTTTCCTCTAAAGGAATTGAAGAAACGCAACAAAAAATTAGTGAACTTTCTGTTTCTTATAAAGAGCTTGACAAAGAAGTAGAAAACCCATATAAGTTGGATATTGAAAAATTAAAAGCAGAATACAAAAAAGTTCAAGAAAAATCCAGCAAAGCTGGAGAAATTTACAAAAAGAAATATGCAGAGTATTCTGTTGTTGTAGACAAGATAAAAAATTCTTATTCTGAAAAAGCAAACTTATTGAAAGAGAAAATTCAAGCAAACCAAAACGTATTAAGCAAAGATAAAATGCTCAGAGATAATTATGAACAGTCTATTGCTAAATACGAAACCGATAAGAAGTTGCTTAAAAACAAGGCCCATACTCGTAAAGAAAGATTGGATGAAAAGAAAAAGAAAATTGAAAATGAGACACGCGAGCTTGATGTAGCATACGAAGCAAAACGAGCAATCAAGAATTATTGTATGAAGATTTTCCAAGAAACCCTTGATACTATTGCCTATAATGCTTCACAAACTCTCAATAGCATACCCAACGTTCAGGGTGCTACTGTCAGGTTTGAATCCTTTAAGGAGCAAAAGAACGGCAAGACCAAAGACGAAATCACAGCTTTCTTAAACTTTGGTCCAGATGAAAACGTAGATATAAAATCGTTTAGTGGTGGAGAAGAGACAGCTATTGAGTTGGCCATTGATTTGGCCGTAATTGACGTTCTTGAGGATAAATTTAATAAAGGTATTAATGTTTTTGTAATGGATGAACCTTTTAATGGTATGGATAAAATATCTGTACAAGAATGTCTTGAGATGATTAAAAACGCAGATACCAATAAGAAACTTATACTTATAGACCATTCATCTGAAGTTAAAGAGATGATCCCCGATACTATTATGGTAGAAAAACAAAACTACGTCACCAGGATTATTAATGAGTAAGTACAAAAACAATCAAAGAGAAGAAGTTGAGAGCGAAATCAAAGAGGTGCTAAATGACCTGGACAGCTTACCAGCAGAATACCGATCAAAAAGGTTAATGCAAGTTTTTGACAAACATATAATGCTAAATAAAGCCCCATTACTTATAACACACTATGACATTATAACTATGATTAGTCAAGCAAAGGGTAATATAGTCAGCCTTCCTGGTAGAATAGAAGTTTCTAATAAAGAACTTTCTATGGAAGACATTAGATTTGTTGCCATACTAAAATCACTAATAGGATATTTAAATAGTAAAGATGCACTTAAACGTCTACCAGAAATAGACATTACTCAAAGAAGGAGCAAATAATGGGTCGAGGTCGATCATCAAAATCACTTGAAGAAAAAGTTCAGGAAAACTTACCAGAATTCTATGATTCTGCAATGGGAATGAGTGTTAAACAGCTTAAGGACCAATTGGCTCGTGATGCTGTTTATCGTGTAGAAAACCAAATAGCTAAAAAGGCTGACGAAGAGCTTAAGCAAGCTCAAGAACATGCTCGCTTTCTTGCTGGTCCATACAATGATGCTGAAAAGATGTTAAAAATGAAAGCAGAATTCGTTAAAAAACTTCTTGATGACAAAGGTGGAAATGTTGAGCAAGCCGAAAACCAAGCTGTCTAGTGGATTAAAAGACATGGCAGAGAAGGCAGGGGCCAACCCTGACGAATTTGCCATGGTAAATATTGGGGTGCGTTATGCTGATATGAGAAAATTCATAGCGCATCTGGCACTGATAGGCATTGATGTTCAAATGCCTCCAAAAGTAGAGGCTATGGTTAAGTTTTACGAAGAAGGCAACAAACAAGAGGAATCACATTGAGGGTTTTAAGTCTTGATATTAGCACAAAAACTGGCTGGGCAGCTTTTGATATGAATAAAGGTGAGTGCAAACTTATTGATTGTGGGGTCTTACCTCAACTGCCAGAACCAGCAGACAAGGAGTATCCAGATAGCTACTTACAATGGTCAGCTGAATGTTACATGTCTATACTTAATATTTGGGATAAATTTAATCCTGATTTTATAGTTATAGAAGAAACAGCAAAAGGTTCAAAAAGTTCTGGCACCCAAAAAATTCTAGAATGGATACATTACAGAGTGGCACAGCACATTGTTGATCTGCTTAAGCAAGGAACCATTCTTGGATATCGCTACTATATGACTGAAGAGTGGCGCAGGATCACCGGATGTCAAATGAATGCTGAAGAAAAGAAAAATAATGCCAAACGTTCTAGAGAAAAGACTAAGGCAAAGAAAAAAGGCAACTCCATAACTGTAATAAAAGACAAAGAAGGCAACAGGTTAGGTCGAATAACCAAGAAACATGTCAATGTTAGAAGAGCTAACGAGATCTTTGGTCTTGATTTGATATTAAAGGATGAAGATAAGGCGGATGCTTTAATTTTAGGATATGCACACTATGTGGAGAATTTTCAATGACTATAATCATACCAGATTGGGTTTGCTATGCTTTTATTGTATACTTAGCAATTAGAGCCGCAGTATCCTATTACGAGATTAAGAGCTATAAATGAACCTTGATAGAGACAAGATCCTTCAAAAAGCTGAAGAGATCAAGAGCAAGTTTGTCTCAGCTAGCGTTGACGAAAATGAAGTCAAGGAAAGCTTTATTGACAAACTTAATCAATTACTCCAGTCTATTTTTGGCGACGATGTAGACGCGGCCTATGAACTCTTAGAAAAGGGTGATCTTTCCAATTACAGAAAAAGTTACTTTAAAAGATTAAAAAAATGGATAGCAGCAAATACTAAAAATTTCTTTTACTTATCATTTATGTTAAGTATAGTAGCATTTTTAGTTAGTGAAGCAGTAACGTTTTATTCTGTTGATGGGGTTGTTACATTTAAGACTTACGTCAAGGCTATCCTTACAGAATTAAGTTTTATTTTTCTCAGTGGATACGTTGCTGAAAATAAGTACGCTAAAGTGCTGGCCAAAGGTTTATTGGTCGGGGTATTTGGATTAATGCTGTTCGTTATCTCAGCAGAGACCCTCAAAAAGGGCACTTATGGTAGTGAAGAATCTAAGATCATTGCTGAACAAATAATCACCCTTGAGCAACAGATTAAAGAGAAAGAAGAACTCATCAAATACTACGTCAGCATTGGTTGGCCACGCAACGCTACCAGCACCAGATTAGAAAAGGACAAACTAGTCAACGATCTGCTTGAACTAAAGAAACAGCAATCATTGGGTAAAAATACAGAAGTCACGACTATTGAAAAATACAAAAGTTATGGAAAAGCATTCTTTAGGGTAATTTTGTTACTTATTAATATGCTCATTGCTAGAAGGGTGTTTAAGTTTTGAAAGATAGAAAACCTAAGGGTTGTTGGGATTGTGGAAATATAAACCTTGCTTGGAAAAACTTGAAAGGTATGGATTTCTATCATCTAGACACTAAGAAAAGACTAGACCACGATTATTGGGTGTGGTTGTGCATGGAATGTTATGATTATGCGGTTTGGAGCAAAGAAGCAGCAAAATTTGACGCATTGTTGGGCATGAGTAGAAGCACCATGGATAGGAGCGAATATCCAGGATATTATTATAGTAAATTTAATAAGGGATTTTAAATGAGTGTAAAAAATTTATTGCTTGAAAATCCCAAAGCCTATTATTGGGCTGGATTTATATCAGCAGATGGAACCTTTACAGGAAACAATAACACAAGGCTTAATGTTGCCTTGTCTACCAAAGATATAGGGCATTTAGAAAAGCTATCCAAATATATTGGAAGCAATTTGTGTACTTTTAAAAGCAATCATAACAATAGCATAACAAATTGTACAAAACAAGATAAGGATATAATACCTTTATTCAAGTCAAAATTTGATTTTAAATCTAAAAAAACTTATAATCCTCCAAAAATAAATATAAAAAACGATGATTTATTTATATCATATTTAATTGGATTTATTGACGGCGATGGCTACATAGGAAAACAATCTGGTAATAGAAAAGACCATTTAATTCAATTTAAAATACACAAAAATTGGAAAAACAATTTGTTGTATTTTAATAAAAGAATTCAAGAAATTATAAATATTAAATTAAAATGCAAACCAAACGATGCCTTTAATAATTGTGTTAAAATGACTTGGGCTAATAAAATAGTTGTTAAATATTTAAAAAATAAAACGGAAGAATTAAAGCTTCCAGTACTTCAAAGAAAGTGGGATAAAATATGTCTAATGGAATAAAAAAACAATTCTTCACAAGTGATTGGCATTGCAATCATGACAATGTTATTAATTTTTCTAATAGGCCTTTTAAAGATATTGCCCACATGCACGAAGTCCTTATAAACAATTATAACGCTACTGTTCCAGAAGACGGCATTTGCTACTTTGTAGGCGACATGGGCATGGGCAACCCTATAGTGCTTCATAAGGTTATCAATAAGCTCCAAGGCACCAAAGTTCTGGTACTGGGCAATCATGACAAAGGCTTGCAAAGAATGTACAAGAACGGCTTTGACGTAGTGATGTATGGGGCTATCTTTGACATTTGTGGCGAACAAGTCACCGTAACTCATTGCCCTTTAAGAGACACTTATCGTGAGGATACTTCCAAAATGAAAGAAGGCCATCTTTGTCCTAATTGGCATGGTGAGCATCGTGAAAAATACAAAAAATTTAGTATACCCAATTGGGGCCAGTACCATTTGCATGGCCACATCCACAGCCCTAACTCTGGTCAATCAAAAAAGATTGAGAACAAACAGTATGACGTTGGAGTGGACGCTAACAATTACAGACCAGTCAGCTGGAGCACTATTGAATCTTGGATAGCTAAGGATCAAATGAAATGAGCAATTATGACGGTGATGAAATAAACAAAGTCGAAGGTGTTAAGAGAAAATTTTTAACAGCTCTTAATAATGCCCATCTTTTTATTGAAAGAAAATGGGACGAGTTTAAAAATGACCAATGTACTTGGGTGGATAAATACACAGACAATGAGGGCTATAATGAATTTCAAGAACAGGAAGAGATAGATGAAGACTGTGATGATGATTGTTGCGACTAGCGACACTCATAGTAAGCATGAAAGATTAACCCTACCTCCAGGAGACGTTTTTGTTCATGCTGGCGATTCAAACATGTTTAACAAGGATACCGCTGAAGACTTTATTAAATGGGTCGGCTCACTTGCTTATGAGCACAAAATAATCATTGCTGGAAATCATGACTGGGAAGCTGAAAGAAATCCAGCTCTAATAGAAAAGCTTTGCAAAGATAATGGTGTGATTTATCTCAATGATTCTGGTTGTGAAATTGATGGGGTCAAATTTTGGGGCAGCCCAGTTACTCCTATATTTTACGACTGGGCATTTATGAGAAGCAGGTCCTATAGCGAATTTGTTCACACTGGATTCAAATATCCATTGATAAAAGAACACTGGGATAAGATACCAAGAGACATTGACGTATTGATCACTCACGGTCCACCATACGACATTTTAGATGTTAATTTTGAAGGTGGAAGGTGTGGCGATGTTGAATTAAGAAAAGCTATTGAAGAAATAAAACCTCGAGTTCATATTTTTGGCCATATCCATGAGTGTGGTGGGGAAATGGAAAGAATTGATGACACTTTCTTTTACAATGTTACTTTCTTAGGCAAAGTAAAAAAAAAGGGAAATCAATACGAGCTTCTTTTTAATGATGTTCAAACAATTCCAGTAGATATTCCTGATATTAAATAATACAATTCTTGATCAACTATAGGAGACAAGATGGGTTTAAATGACTTAGCTAAGGAAATTCACAAAGAATCCGTAAGAATGTTCGGAAATAAGTTAGAAGATAAAGACCCTATGGTTTTGCTTATGCTCCTTACAAGTGAGGTTGCTGAAGTAGCCGAAGAAACCAGATTTGATAGGCCAAAACTTTATTATAAATTCGATAAACAATATGGAAACAAAGATGATATTACAACTTTTCCAACTTGCAGATCAGGAAATCCAAATCCCAAACCCGAAGGCGAGGCCGCTGAAGTGGCTGACGTTTTTCTTAGGCTGATGCATTATGTGTCTCTGCGTGGAATTGATCTAGAAGACGCACTTGAAAAGAAAAGAGAATATAATATTAATAAGAGACAGTGGCAGAATGAAGGAAAAAGAATATGAATTTTTGGACACTTTTATCTTTACTAATTATGGTTGGATTGCTTATAGTAGGACTTATTAAAAAACTAAATAAACAAACAAAACTGTTTAGAAAATTAAAAAGAGCAATACGCAAACCAGACCCTTGGGCTGATTTCTGGGAAGACATTCTTGACAAAATTTACTACGAACCTATTAGCAAATATAATCAATATTGTGAAATGTTGAATAGAATGTTTTATTGGGGCTGGTACATGAGGTGGAGTTACGACTTTGATGCCCAGACTATGTATGAAATGCTATACAGAAAATTAGATAGAGTTTATTGCTGCATGAGAGACCATAGTCATCTTATGTGGAACAGCAACGAAGACAACAGGCTTATGCGTGAACTCAGAGAAGCTAGAGAATTAGCGTATCGAATGTGGCACGATGAATATGACATGAAGGCTTTCTATGAAATGGAAGAAAAGTTTGGCAAACTAGAAACTTGGAGCGAGCCAGCAGAGTATTCGGAAAAATTTGGCCAACTGTATCGTTGGAGAAGCCTATGGGGTGGAAGCCAAGAAAAAGACGAAGCTGCACGTCCAATTTATGCCAGAAGAAATGAACACTGGAGAAAAGTCAAGGAATTCCATAAAAAGAGACTTTTTCATTTACTTGATAAAAACATTGAAGCATGGTGGGATTGATATGGAACTTATAGTGATTAGTATTCCAATTTGTACTTTACTGTTTATTGCAATGATGGTTTACACTTATAGAAAAAATAGATTAGGTGCTTTTTTAAAGCAGTCGTCCCCATATTCTGAGATATTTTTAGGAATAGATAGAAAAACCCTAATTTAGGGTATTCTGTAGAAAATTGCGTACCATGCTGTTATAAGTGCAATATTGCAAAGAGTAATATGGAATACAATGAATTTAAAAAGTTTATAATCATGCTGTACAATAATATTTCAGGAGCAAACCATGAGTGACATTTTTAAACCTAGAAAATTTTATAAACCTTTTGAATACCCTTGGGCTGAAGAATACACTGAAAAGCAGCAAATGGCTCACTGGCTTAAATCTGAAGTGCCCATGGGTGGCGATATCAATGATTGGAAGCTTAAGTTAACAGACTCTGAGAAAAATCTGATAGGAAATATTCTAAGAGGTTTTACCCAGATGGAAGTAGTTGTTAATGATTATTGGACGAATAATGTTTCTTCATATTTCCCTAAGCCTGAAATAATTGCGACGGCCACTACTATAGGTAGTTTTGAAATCATTCACCAACAAGCATATAGCCATTTAAATGATTCACTAGGTTTAGATAATTATTCGGAGTTTCTTGATGATCCAGCCACCAAGGCCAAACTAGACGCTTTAATGGTTGCTAAAAATAATTCCAGAAAAGAAATAGCAAAATCTTTAGCAGTATTTTCTGGCTTTGGCGAGGGTGTTCAACTCTTTAGCAGCTTTGCCATCCTGATGAGCTTTAGTCTGCGCAACCTTATGAAAGGTGTAGGCCAAATCGTATCTTGGTCTGTTAGAGACGAGAGCCTTCACTCTAACTTTGGATGTAAGCTTTTTAGAGAAGTCATTAGGGAAAATCCCAAACTCTGGACAGATGAGTTT